AGCAGAAAGCGGGCCTGCGAGGTTTAGCGGGCCGTTAACGTTCACTGTGCCGTTAAGATTGATGATTGGGCTGGTCAGTGTTGCCTGTGCTGCAACGGTGGCCGTGAGGCTTCCGGTGATATCCGCCAGCACATCGCCTGATGCAGCGTTAACCTCAATTACTGTGCCGCCCGAAAAGGCCAGGCTATACTTGCCGGTGCTGGCGCTGTATTCGATAACCGTGCCGTCTGGGTACGCCACGCGGTCTGTGCTGCTCTGGCGGTCGTAATCTTTGGTCGTGCCGTCCTGGTAGACTGTGCGGTGCAAGGTTTTCCGGTTGCCGGGGCAAGGGTGCCGGTTGCTGTTTACGCTGCCCAGTATGAGCGCCTGGTTCATTTCGCCGCTCGGTGATAGCATAATCACCTGCTCACCGGGCTCAGGCGCCCACCAGTCTGAATCTGGCCCTGCGCGCTGAGTTCGCCATTTCAGCCAGTCGGTGAGTATGCCGCCGGAGCGCACCCTGACTTTTGCGGCCTGCTCGTCCAGCTGCTCGATGACGCCGTAACGGATCATGTTTGCCAGACGGCGCTCAAGATCTGCTAATGACCAATTATTCATTGTTAAGCCTTTAGGATTTCTTGGTATTCATCTTGATGACCGGGCCCAATTTCAGGATCGAAGCCAACGTATATCTCGCTTATTAGCGTGCTATCGCCCGCCCAAGCGCTCTGGCCCAAATGTATTTGCTGCTCCCACTCAATGGTCCACACCTCATATTGATCAGGCTGATCGGGGTTTTTCCCGGTACCGGCGATTTCGGATGGGGACGCGGCTACAAACTGGGCCGGCCCAACAGGTAATCCCCAGCGCTGGTTGCGGATAAAAACAGAAAATGCACCCGCGAGCTGTCGGATGGCTCGCTTTGCCTCGGGCTGACGAAAACCAATAATCAGGTGCGCTTCAAATCGGGCGGCAACTTGCAGCTGCTCTGTTCCCGGATCGCTATCGCCGGCATCCAGCTGCGTCAGTTCGACGAAGCAGGCCGGGGCATTGAATTGAACCCTGCTTTGGCTGTAGTCCGCTACCGTTTGCAGGTCCGGAAATTGCGCCGAGATTTTGACCAGAATGGCCTGGTGAAGCTGGCCCAGATCTATTTCCGTTTTTGCGTTCGCCATTCCAGCTCCCGTTCAAATATTTTTAGAAATTGAGCGTCAAACTCTTGACCGCCGAGCATTTGATCCTCAATCCAGATATCGGCCTTGTCCTGAATCTCCACCACCTGCTTTTCAATTGGCAGCCGACCCCGGCCTTTTCGTTTAAACACTTTCTTGGCGCCACCGCGGCCTTGAGCGATAAACGCACCGGTCGCCCTGCGGCGGCCAGCGCTTACCCCCGCCAGCGTCTGGCGGGGGGTCAAGTCCATGAAGTCGATGGGATCAAGGCCGTACCAGACCGTGATTTCGGTTTGGTTGCCTTTGGATTTAACACGAAACGATTTCAAGCGCTTACGGATCGCTTTTTGTTTGACGTCCAATTCTTTCGAAAGGCCTCGTGCTGACTGAGTTCGCATCCAGCGGGCTATCTTTCCGAGCGTGCTGCGCATTGCCTGGCGAACGTCTGTGTCTGTCGCCTGTAAGTCAGCTTGCAGCTGGGTGAGCCGGTCAGCGTGTATATCGAGATTGATGAAACTCATTTTATCGAGTGGCCAGCGATAGGGTTGCCATGCCTGTACCATCTGGCTGAGCGCTGGTTAGCACATCGTAATCACGAGGGCCGATAGTCAGAATATCGCCGCGGCGGGCGAGATTTAGCTCAGAGAGTTTGCCCAGTACCCTGGGGTTGGTGGTATCCATCTCGTACTCGCCGAGCTGCGCGTTTAGGTAGGGATCGTCAAAGATGACGGGCACGGTCTTTGTGCCACCGTCCTGAAACTGAATAGTTCCCGGCACAGCAAATACGTCTGTGTCCAGGAACTCACTCAGGTCTTCCCAATCCGGCGCTGGCATTACTCTTCCTCAGCAGCCTCAAGCGCGGCGATCAGCTTGGCCTTTTTCATCTTATCGAAGCCTTCAATCCCCTCGGCTTCGGCCAGCTCCTTCAGCTCAGGCACGGTCATAGCGGCGTATTCAGAGTCGCCGTCATCGTCACTGGAACCCAGCAACTTGACCTTGCCGCGCTTTTCCAGGGCCTTGGCGTCTGACATCGGCACATCGTTCAGGGTCTCGCCCGGCTTCATGATGGCGCCCGCCACCACAAAGGCGCTGGTGACCCGCACATCAACAAACTTTTTCTTGCTGCTCATGCTGTGCTTCCTCAATTATTCTTACCATTAGGGTGCGCCAAAATGGCGGATCAGTACTTCGGCTGCCCAACAAAAAGCAACGCGCGGCTGACCTCGGGCGCGGTACCTGCCAAGGTGTCGCTGGCCCGCAGGTACCGGTACAGCCCGTCGACGTTTACGTTGACTTCCTGAAAGCTCGCGGCAGCATTCGTTACCTGGTCGAACGAAATACCAGGTACTGCCTCCCAGGTAACGCCATCGGGTGAATGCTCAATTGCGACATCCAGAGTGTTATCTGCGCCAGCGGTGGCGGACGCGCTCAATGCCAGCGCTATAAATCCTTCCAGGTCGCGAACATCCACCTGGGTACCGCTCCCGCTGGCTGTAACTTTCCCAGCCGGCAGGATCTCCTGAATACTCTGTCTCATAGGTCTTCTCCAAAAAGTGGACCGGCACCAGGCCGGCCCTATCAGCAGGTCATTACGGTGCTACATAACGGCCCAGGCAGAAGGATTCGATGCGACGCAGAACCATATCAACATCCTGCATGGCGACGATGCGCAACCGGCCTTTCGAGCTGTGCGTATAGGGATCAGTGGTCAGCTCCAGTCCGCCCCACATCCCGATCAGCGCATCTGCGAAGTTACCGAAGATGATGTCACCGGGTTCAATCTGGTTGGTGACTTCCGTGCCGTAGCCGTTGACCGAGTTGCCTGGTTCCCAGATGGGCATGCCGTTAGATCCACCAAACTTCTCAGTGGTCTTCAGCTTGCCGCGCATGCCTGAAGGCATGACGTAGGCCATGGAGTTCACGTCCGCGTTATCCGAAGCGATCTCAGATTCCATCTGGACGATCTCGGCGTAAGTGGGCGCGCCAACCGCAGCGAACTGAGCCGCATTGATGCCGGCGGTGTTGGTGATGCCCTGCGGCTGGCTGGCTGAGCCAGTGCCGTAGAAGAATGCCTTGTCGATGGTCAGCGCCAGCGCTGTTGCCAGGTCAGACCGCACCAAGGCCTCTACATCCATGCTGGACTGCATGAGCATGCGGCGGGTGATCTCTGACATCGCGGCCACGGTCTTCGGTGCGAGCCCGATCTGACCAAGGCCCAGGATGTCTTCAGGCGCATCGCCGTCTTCCCCGATCCAGTAGCCAGAAGCGGAGTCCGTTTGCTTGGGAATGTCGAAGTTGCCTACCAGGCCAGCCATGCTGGTACCCAGCCGCATTGCCACTGTGCGGCTGCGCAACAGGTCAATGAAGGAACTGGTCATCAACGTGGTATCAACCACGTTACCACCCGTATCGCCGCCGGCCGTGCCAGTGGTGGAGGTGTTAAGTGCACGGCGCAGAACGTCCGGCGGCACCACCAGGCCTTCCACTTCGCGGGGCATGTTTTCAGCGGCAGCGCGTGAGGCTTCAAATTCAAACGCAGCGGCTTCCTGAGCGCGGCGATCGGTCGGGTTGGCCAGGGCCCGCACAGCTTTCAGGAAGCTGTATTGGCGCACTTCGCCATCAGCCATTCCGATACTGCCCAGCTCACGGGCGCCGGTGCCGCTATCTTCAAGTGACTTGGCGCGCTGGCCATGCATGGCGTCCAGCAGGGCGCGCTGGAAGTCTTCAGGCTTCTTGCCTTCGCTTGCAAACGTGGATGCCAGATCAGGGTTTCCATACTGGCGACCCATATCCATAATCGCTTTTACACGAGCCTGCTCCGCTTGCACGCCAGCATTACGGGCTTCAGCGTGGGCTGTGCCGGCGCGCTCGAGCATTTCAAGGACTTCAACGATCTTGTCGTTTTCGTCTACTTTGGCGCGAACAAGGTTGCCTTTTTCGTCGCGCAGAATTTTTACGTTCATTTGAGCACTCCTAATAGTTGGGCTCGTAATTGAATTAATATCCGGATTCTCACCGTCAGCCCCGTTATGCGCCGCTGGCAGTGGTTCCTTTGAGCGACCCACGCCCACAGAAACATCCGCCGGAACAGACACAATGCTAATTTCGTGAGGCTCCCAGTCAGTAACGCGAGCCATGTCTGCAAGCCCGGAACGCTCCTCAAATTCAACCTTATGAATCGAGTAGCCCACCGATACGTGGCGGCGAATGTTGTCAATAACATCCTGAAACACTTCGGACGCCCGAGCCCCTCGGCCAAAGCGCACCACAGCCCGGCCTTTTCGGTCTGCACCTAATGTGACGGACTCAACAACGCCTATCTGGTCATCCCAGTCGTGGTTGACTAGCAGAGCAGCTCCACCTTCCAGGCGCGCGGTTCTCATCGCGCCTGGCTTATGATCTAGCACTTCAATTCCAAACCACCGCTCCACCTCGGTTTCGCTGGAAAACGCGAGTTCAACGGTGCGCTTTTCTTCGTCCAGTGCTCGCACTTCGTGCATGGCAAGATCGCGATGCATGTTTTCGGCTTTCAGCTTTCGCGTTTGCTCGTCGGTGATGGCTCGGGTTTGAAAAGACCCTTCAATCGCTCGGACCTTATCGGTGGCCTGAACTTCAGGGGGTGGCGTTTGTTTTACCGGCGCCAGCTGCCGGTCCTGCGGTTCTTTATTCATTGCTCGGATCCTGAGTCGGCGTGCTGCCGCCAGTGGGTGTTTGTATTGGGCTGCCAAGGGTGGCGTCTACAATAGCCTCGGGAATGCCGGCATCAATCATGGCCTGACGATCCGCGGCCCACTGGCGCCAAACTGAACGAGGGTCGCCGCCGCGCTCGCGAATAACTTGCGAGGGGCTTTTGAACTTATTGGCTACGTCACGCGCAGCGGTTTTCGAGTCTTTGTCGGGGTCTACCCAGTCCCAGCGGCGGGCCTGCCAGGCGTGGGCACGGTACTTTTCGATGCGTTCCGGGCGAAGCGTGGCGCCAAGGCGCGTTCCCACGGGTATTCCTTTGAGCAGGGCCCGGGGCAGCCATGCCTCATAAAGACGATCAAGCAGGTTTTCAATCAACCACTCTTGCAGATCCTTCCAGCCGTCGCGCTCGGTGAGAGCTCCATCTCGCAGACTGCTGAAGTTGACGCCCTCCAAGTCGTTGGCCAGCTTGTTGTACTGCACGCCCAGGCCAGTCGACATTCCGCGAATCATTTGTTTTGAGAATGGTCCGGTTTCGCCGCTCGGAAATTGTGGGCTGCGCTCCTTGAATCGCAAACCAGGCGGCAGTTCGTCATAGCTACCCGGATCCGCGTCCATGTAAAGCGGGCTTCGGTCTTCGTCTTCATCCGCCGGGCCAAAACCCTCGTCCCACTCAAAAAACCCGCCTTTCGCCGCCGAAGCGCGAGCGTTTACAAGTGCAGCGTGTTCGAATCCATTTAGGTTGTGCATGCGCATAACGGCGGTAACCATCCACGGTAGCCCGCGGCGCTGGCCTACCATGTCCTCGATATAGCCGTGTACTATTTCTTCCGCCGGCAAGCTGACGTAATGTCGTCCGCCGTAGTTGTAATCGGATTCGGACTCGTCGGTGGTTGTAAATAGAAACCGGATCGGGCGACCCCAGTGGTTATAGCGGATGCCATGGCGGATAAATTCGCCGTTGGACAGCTTGTCCAGGTTGAAATCGACAGGGCA